ATCCAGGGAAGCAATATTGGCTGGTATGAAAGAGAGTTCAAGTGAGCGAGAAGCTGACTCTTTCTCTTTACAACCCTAGCCAAGCGCACCAGTGCGTCAAGCAGGCCTGGGAATATGCCAAGAATCTGACAATGGCAGGGCATAAGCTCATCTTGGAAGTCAAACCCATGTCAAAAACACGGGAACAAGAAGAGAAGTATCACGCCATGATCGGTGAGATCGCAGAGCAAGCAGAGCACCTAGGATCGCGCTGGTTAGCAGATGACTGGAAACGATTACTCCTAGATCGTTTTGCCAGAGAAACAGGCCGCACGACTGGATCAATCATTCCTAACCTAGATAAGACTGGAGTTGTACAAGTCGGGATTCAATCGCGCCGTTTTACCAAATCTGATGGCGTGGAGTTTATTGAATGGCTCTATGCCTGGGGTGCGGAGAATGGTATTGAGTGGAAAGAAGAACTCCAATGAATTATTTATCCGTTTGTTCTGGAGTAGAAGCCGCTACTGTTGCTTGGCATCACATGGGTTGGAAGCCAATCGCCTTTAGTGAGATTGAGAAATTTCCAAGTCAAGTGCTTGCTCATCATTATCCAAATGTCCCAAATATGGGCGACATGACTAAATTTAAGGAGTGGAACTTTGACAGAGCAATTAACATTTTGGTCGGTGGAACACCTTGCCAATCATTTTCCGTTGCCGGACTCCGCAAAGGACTCGAAGACCCCCGAGGCAACCTCATGCTCACCTATTGCGGACTTCTTGATTGGTTTAGACCCCAGTGGTTCGTTTGGGAAAACGTGCCGGGTGTCCTCAGTTCAAACGGTGGACGGGACTTTGGTTCCTTCCTCGGGGCGCTGGCTGAACTCGGGTATGGGTTCGCCTACCGAGTGCTTGACGCTCAAAACTTCGGAGTCGCACAAAGACGCAGAAGGGTGTTTGTTGTCGGATGTCTTGGAAGTTGGGAATCTGCCGCAAAAGTATTATTTGAGTCCGAAAGCCTGTCAGGGAATAATTCGCAGAGCAGAAGCAAGGGGAAAGATATTGCCAACTGCCTTACAAAAAGCCCTTCAAGCCACAGTAGCTACAATCCAGCTAGAGGAGAAGGAAACGCAGTCATAGTTAAATGGCCAGCAGATAAAGCAAGCACTTTAAATGCTTCTTTTGGTAACAAATTGGGTCTTGAAAATCAACATATAAATTCTGGTGCGCCATTGTTTGTTCAATCAGTTTATGACATGAAACAACACCATAACCCACAAAATACTAAAAACATTCAATTAACTACTGGAAATTGCTTAACCGTTAGAGGTGATACACCATTGATTCAAAATTCAATGCAAGTTCGCCGTTTGACAACTATTGAATGTGAACGCCTTCAAGGGTTTCCCGACAATTACACCAATATTAAAGAAAATTGCCCTGATGGCCCTAGATATAAAGCCCTTGGCAATTCAATGGCTGTGCCTGTAATGCGTTGGATTGGTGAGCGTATTCAGATGGTGGAGTTCAATGGCTAATTGTTCGGTTTGTCAAAAAGAATTTACCAAACAGCGCATGGGCCAGGTAGTTTGCTCCCCAAAATGCGCCATCAAAATCCCTAAAGTTACTAGACAAAAAGAAAAAGCATTAGTAACAAAACGTAAAGAAGCCATCAAGACTGCTAGGGATTACATCAAAGAAGTACAAATTGTGTTTAACGCCTATATCCGTGAAAGGGATAAGCATGAGCTTTGTATTTGCTGCAATCAATTCTTATCTTCGGGCGATGTTGGCGGTGCTTACGACTGTGGACACTACCGATCTGTCGGCAGCGCTCCGCACCTACGATTTGATGAGCGCAATGCACATGGACAACGAAAACAATGCAACCGATGGGGGGCAGGCCGAGCAGTCGATTACCGAATAGGCCTCATTCGTCGCATTGGAGTTGAGCAAGTTGATGCCCTAGAGTCAGAACAGACCCCCAAAAAATGGGGTAAGGAAGATTTACTGGAGTTAAAGGCGCAGTACAAACAAAAATTGAAGGACTTGAAAGGGGGCACGCATGGCTAAGAAACGAATGATTGTGGCAATCGGGGAAACTGGGGAGAGAGTAGGGGAAGATCATCCCAAGGCTGAGCTCACCAATGAACAAGTTGATCGCATGAGAGATCTGCGAGAAGACTTTGATATGACCTATACCCAGTTAGCCGCGATGTACAACGTCACCAAGCGATCCGTTGCTGCTATTTGCCAATACAAACGCAGAGTGAGCACTCCTTTTGGGTTTAAGACTTTAATGGTGGAGGTGGAAGATGGCCTCGCCTAATAAAATACCGAAAGATACCGATAAAAGATTGGCTAATTTGCGTAAAGGTGGCGGCAGGCCCAAGGGCGCTCCGAATAAAAACACCAAGGCCCTCAAGGATATGATCCTGGGCGCGTTAGATAAAGCGGGTGGCGAGAAGTATTTGCAGCGTCAGGCTGATGACAATCCCAATGCGTTCTTATCGCTTATTGGTAAGGTATTACCCACTGAGCTTAAAGGTAGTCTTGAAGGCAACATTACTGTCAACGTGATTACGGGTGTGCCGCGTGCGTGATAAAGAGTTCAGCCTAGGACTGGGTTACTTTCCGCGCGACTGGCAGCGTAAATGCCATGTTGAGCGTAAGCGCTTTAACGTCTTAGCTTTGCATCGTCGGGCAGGGAAGTCAGAGTTCGCGATCATGGAGTTGATTGATAAGGCCGTTGATTTCAAGATGGAGTTGGGATTCTTTATCTATATCGCGCCATTTTTAAAGCAGGCCAAGGCGATTGCCTGGTCAAGACTAAAGGCTAGACTAGAACCCATGCGTCAACATAGCATGGTGGAGATAAATGAGTCAGAGCTTTCCGTTAAGTTCAAACACAATGGCGCGATCATTCGCATCTTTGGTGCGGATAACTATGAAGCGCTCCGAGGCTTGAGGATTGATGGCGGGGTGATTGATGAAACAGCCCAGGTCAAACCGGAAGTATGGCAAGACGTTGTGCAGCCGGCTACATCAGACCGAAAAGGCTGGATTATCTTCATTGGTACGCCACAAGGAGTCAACTTATTCTCTGAGCTGTATTACAAGGCCAAGAGTTTGCCTGACTGGACGTGCGCTAAATTCACTGTTTATGACACTCACTCGATTGATGCCGATGAGGTAGAGCGTTTAAAGCGGGATATGAGTGAAACTTCCTTCTCTCGCGAGTATCTTTGCGACTTTACGGCAGCCGGTGATGACCAGTTAATGTCATTGGCAGATGTAGAAACAGCAGCACATACGGAATATAAGCCAGGGGAAATGGATTACGCAGCTAAGATTCTTGGAGTAGATCCAGCGCGCTTTGGTGATGATCGCTCGGTTATCTTTCCAAGGCAGGGCATGGCAGCGCTCACTCCAGAAGTCTATCGGGGTATCGATAACATGGATCTGGCCTCGCGCGTTGCAGCCAAGATTGAGTCCTGGAAGCCAGATGCAGTATTCATTGATGCGGGGAATGGATCAGGCGTCATTGATCGACTTAGACAACTAGGTTATGACGTCATTGAAGTGCATTTTGGTGGCAAGCCTATCGATGGTGCGTATCTCAACAAGCGTGCAGAGATGTGGTTTGAGATGGCTGGCTGGATTAAGCAAGGTGGATCTATTCCGAATAGCGTCGATCTCAAGCAAGACTTAGCCGCGCCGATCTATTGGTTTGATAGTGCAGGCCGTAAACAACTAGAACCCAAGGATGACATTAAGAAACGGGGATTGCCGTCACCAGACTTAGGTGATGCCCTGGCATTAACCTTTGCTCAACCCGTAGCCAAGCTCACCATCATGGATAAGATGCGTCAACAGAACGAGCGCAAGCGGGAATTTAACCCTTATGAGCACCTCAGATGAATACAGACTATCGATTGCAGTTTGATTTTTCCGACAATGGCACAGTCACAGTCACCGAAGGCGGCGCTCCCAGAACAGAAAAGCCAGAGATGTTTGCCGCGATCTCCTTTGCTCTTAGGGGGATGGCAGAAGTCCTAGAAGCAGAGAAAAAGAAGCTCTCGCAGGGCTAGTAGTACACATACTAAGGCGTGGCGCTCATAGCATTGAGTCAAATAATTGTGAGGCCACACAATGCAAGTAGTCGCAGAATCATTAAATCTTTGTACCGAACCAGACTTGGGATCGGCGGTGGAGTCATTTTCGCTGCCGTCATTAGATCGACGGGATCGTATTCAAGCGTTTGAGAACGTACTCATGGGGATGCCCCAGGTAGAGCTCTCAGTAAAGCATTACTTTGCCGATGGACTCTATGCCAGGGAGATGTTTATTCCCAAGGGCACGATGCTCACGGGTGCATTACATCTGTTTGAGCACATCAACGTATGCAGCCAGGGTGACATCTCTGTTTATACCGAAGACGGCATTAAGCGCGTTGTCGCTCCAGCCACATTGGTATGCGCACCAGGATCAAAACGTATCGGTTATGCCCATGAAGACACGATCTGGACAACCTTTCACGCAACCACAGCGAAGACCATTGAAGAGGCAGAAGCCACTTTGGTATTAGCAAATCACGATGGCTTGACTCTTGAGCAATCTCGTCAACATATTAAGGAGTTATCACAATGAGTTTCGCCATTACAGGAATCTCTGGCACAACCCTAGCGTTAAGTGCAGTAGCAGCCGCCACAGCGTATAGCGCCTATAGCGCATCACAAAATGCAGCCAAGGCCAACGCAACCCAGCAGCAGGCTATGTCACAAGCGAAACAAATAGCAGATCAACAAGCCACTACGCAAACCGAGCAGATCAATCGCGCTAATGCCAAGTCACCAGACGTCGGCGCGTTGCTATCTGCTAATGCACAAGCAGCTAAAGGCGGTCAGTCCGGCACGATGTTGACTGGCCCTGGCGGTATCGATCCTAATACGCTTTCTTTGAGCAAAAGCTCATTACTAGGCGGCTAATGACTCCCGAAGAGATCATCAAGTCCGATGCAGATGAGCGTGGCTTAGACCATGAAGCCATCCTTAAAAGCATTGGTCACTCGATAGATAAAGGAGAATCCGTTGCCTTCCATGAGGGCAAATCAGTCTTGCTCGTTAAAAAGATTGATGAGAAAGACGCTGAGCTCCATCTGTTTACATCGGATAAACCAATGGCTTTAGTCAAGGCAGTCATTCGATTCATCGAGCGTATTCGGGAAACCAAAATTGAATATGTGTATGGCAATGCCGATAAAGATCACATTGTTGAAATGCTCAAGATGTTGGGTATCAAGGTAGAAAAGACGGATAAAGCGCCGTATAACTGGAAAGCCAAAGTGGAATGAGGTATGGCCTTGATTCCACTCTACCGATAGGCGCTTTTGAACATTGCGGTAATGGTCGTATTCGTTTATATGGTGGAGGCGGAAGCTGGAATCCAGTCACGATTGTCGAAAATGGCGCATCTAGCGTTGCCGATGTAGCGTCTAGCGCGGTAACTGCCGTCACTACTGCTGTATCCGATGTAGCTCAGACAGTAAGTAAAGCAGCCTCCGATGTGGGCAATACAGCCGTCACCGTTGCTAAGCAAGTAGGTGATGTAGCTGTTAATACCGTCAATACTGTTGGTGATGTAGGTACCAACCTGGCGCATGGTCAAATTGGCGGTGCGTTAAAAGCAGTGATGAATGGTGTCATTGGGGATGTATCGATTTTGACGGGCGGTAAGCCCTTAACTAATCAAACACTATCGGCTGGGCCGACTGCGGGAGGGAGTAGCACTGGTAGTCAAACCCTGACCGGCAATACACAACAAAACGCCACCAGCTTAAACAGTCAGTCGGTATTAGGCGCACCAGGCGTGACCGGATCTCTCACTACTAGAACCATTAGTGGCCCTGATAACACTTACAAGATGGATAAAACCACCATGTTAGGTCTTTGATATATGACAGATCAACAAGACTTTTCCTTGTTTATTAAAGAACTTGGCCTGCCTACGGAAATTGTGGATGCCATGATCATCAACCTGGCAGATCAAATCCCCATGCCAGAGGGAATTAACACGCTCAAGATTGCCAAGTCAGAGATCGAAGGCGTGGGTATGTTTTCCGTTGAGGATGTAAAGGCCGGATTTATCTTTGCGCCTGCTCGATTAAACGATAAGCGCACGCCAGCAG